GTCCCTTTTTTTTTGGATAAAAAAAACCCCACCGAAGTGGGGTAAGGATTATTTAATATAATTCATTGACCTTTTGTGGAGTTCCATCATTTCCTGAACTTTCTGTTCATTCCTTTGTCTTCTCCTAATTGCCTTGTTCTTTGCAATCCTTCTTTTCTCACTACGAGTTTGATAGAACTGTCTGTCCTTAATCTCGTTAATGAGGTCTGCCCTCTTAACTTTCTTTTTGAGTACTCTTAATGCCGCTTCGACATTTCCCTCTCTGACTGTAACACTTAGTCCTACGTCTTTGGGGTATACTTTTCTTTTAGGTTTTTGGGGTCTTCTGTTTTGGTAATGTTTCATATTTCCTTAGTTAGAGTTAATTGGAGCGGAATGAGAGAATCGAACTCCCATCAAAAGGTTGGAAACCTCTTGTAATACCATTATACGAATTCCGCATTATGTTTATATAGTAACACACTTAACATGAAATGTCAAGCGACTTGTACCAATTCTTTTACATTTTCTGTTGCCCTATCTTGCGGTAGGAATCCAAGAACACGCAAAGGAAAAACTTTCAATCCACAATGTTCCAACGCAGCTTTGTGTTGATTCAGTTGTTGCATGAATTTCTTTCTTTTTAGTTCAAGTGGCAACTTTGCAGTTGGCGCTTTCACATGTCCAATTAAGTCAGTATACTTCCCTGTTTCCATGTAACGTTGAACCGCTTGCATGATAACACGATACTGATAACCTTCACCAATACACACACCGTATGTATCACTTTCATCATTATATTCACCACCAACGACATGTTCAGTCGATGCGTGATTTTCAACCCACTCTTGTACTCTTACGGGTGAGGGAAATAATCGGTAAGGTTGAGGGGTTCCAACTTCTTCCATAACCATATTCAATACACGACCCTTACATGATGCATCACGAGTTCTACCGTAAATACGTGTGAACTCTTTACGAATAGCATCTTCGGTGTTAGGGATACGTCCGTCAGATACCTTACGACTAAGGTGATGTCGCATATCCACTTCCTTGTTGAGACGTTTGGGATAACCCTCATTCTCTCGTGCTTGTACATCTTCCATCTGTGATGGTGTACCAGCAAGTAACGTGAATATCCAGTTCTTTTGTCCTAAGGCACGGACTGCGTCAGTACGTCCAAATCCATAGACTAAGACATAACGTTTCGCATGGTCAGTACCACGGTCATATACAGCTGGGGGGAACTCTGTAGTATCAACACCGTTTGCGAATGACAAACGAAGTTGTTCAAGTTCTTGTGCTGTGTGGGTTTCTACTTTTTGGTTATTACCCCCTTCATCATCGATATGAATATTATCGAAAGATATCTTGAGGTTTTTTACTGAAGTTACACCAAGGTCGGTGTAGTTGGGTAACGCAATTGCGTCAGGTTTTGATGCAGAATACTCTGCGAGTGCTATAATAGCCATTGTTTTCTCCTATTGGATTAAAGTTAAGTGAAATAGAATACCAAAAAGGTTTCCTAAAACACAGTAGTATATATAAGACTTTTATCTTATAATATCGATATCGGCTGCGTTTGTATTCCAAGTCTCTATAACAGAACGCAACCGCCCATCTGTTTTTAGAGTTTCGTATCGATTGGATGCCTTTTTACGCCACCAATCTGTCACACCCTCAAGACTGAACCTATCAAAGTTATCTGCTTTGACAATGGTATCTGTCTCAAGATTGAGATACTTTTTCACACTCTCACGGTCAAATCCCATGCAAGAGTAATATGAATTCTTTTGTTGTGTTAGTCCCTTTGCATTAATAAAGGTCTCACAGAACCTAGCGTACTGTGTCATATCATATGTCTTCAAAGAGTTCTTAATGATAGACACCATCTTCTGTTGTGTCTTCAACTTACGAGATGACGCATCCTTTGGTACAAGAGACTCACCATTGTTACGTTCAATAAACCAATCACTCAATTTGCGATAGTTGTCATCATTAATTAACGGTGCAAAGTTAGAGTCGGTCTGACCATTACCAATCAGTAACGGTTTCATACCTGAGTACATGGACACACCACCTTTGGCATTACCATATAAAGATGTGGTCTCGAACATACAAATGTTGGAGTCATACTTCTTGTTAAGTGCCTCACGCACATCATGTGACGTACATATAGATGCAAGTAACTTACCACCAAGGTAGTTGAACCCGAATGGTTGTACGGGTACAATATTGAATCCCATGATACATGTTGCGTTGAATCGTTTCATGACCTCTGCATTCATTGTATCAAGAGGTTTACCCAACCACTCATTACGTGGTCTACTATTGATAGTAGGAGAACCAAATCGAATCATACCAACGACCATACCCGTGTTCTTCTCACGTACTACCCAGTTCATCATCTTGCCAGGAATTGACGCTTCTACAGGTGCGGATGTGGTGATGTCCATATAGGACATGAATTGGTCACGATGTGCCTCTCCAATAACAAACTCCATGTCTTGGGGATGCATATCAAACTTATCAAATAGGTCTTGTTCGGGGCCCATGCCAGGCAGACTGAACGGCATAGCGTCCATCCGTTCTAGTTTGATTTGTCGCATATAATCATCAATACGTTCGAAGTTCGAGAAGAAATCGGTAAAGACGTTAGCGGCATATTCTGCATCTGTTTTAGATAAAATCATATAGAGTTCCTATTCATAACGTACACTATACAGTATATAGCAAGAAATGTCAAGCACTTTATTCTCCAACAGCCCCTTTTAATGTCCATAAAAGTGTATAAAGAACCCCATTTAATGTCCAAAAAAATGTGCTTATTTTGAAAGAAAGTGCTTGACATTCTTTGTTAGGTATGATATGGTGACATATAACTGAGAGACGAAAGGAAAAATATGTCTTACTTATTCAAACAAAAAACAAAAACTAAATACGATGATGTAAAGAGTTACACTATCGGAATCCAATCTGAACACGGGGTTGATACATTCACTTGTGAGTACCGTGAACACCTTGAAGCATACTTAAAGGGTGTATTCGACAATGATGGTGGAGACACTTCAAGATTGGTATACATTAAGGAGTATAGATAATACTATGCCTATATTAAATACTACAGATAATACAAATGATGTTGTATATCAAAAACGCATAGAGTCGGCAACTTCGGCTCTAAACCGATGCAAAACCTCGTCATGTGAATGGGGTATAGCATACTGGAAGTCTGTCATAAAAAAACTGGAATATCCCGAATCCCCTCGTGTAAATACTTATAAATAGTATTAGAGGAATTTAAATATGCCAGTAGATAGTACAGTACAAATTGCGGACGCTGAGTTAACAACTAATCTTAACTACCTCCAACCTACGGGGTTCAAGGTTCTTATTGATAGGACACGATACCCCAACTTGGAGTACTTCGCACAATCAGTATCACACCCATCTGTGAATGTTAATCCTGTCAGTTTGCCTGGCAGACGTGTAACATCACAACCTCTTGCGGGTGATAAGATTACTTACGGTGACCTTACTGTTACAATCATCATGGACGAGAACATGACCGCATACAAAGAGATGTTGGCATATCTCGAACGTATAGTCAATGAGGGTCAAGTATCCGCAAGTGAACGTAAGACCGCAATCCCAACATACTGCGATGTATCAGTAATGGTTTTGTCTAGTCACAACAATAGTACTGTAACATTAAAGTACCTTGATTGTGTACCAACCGACTTAGGTGCGGTTGAATTTACATCAAATGGAGAAGCTACAGTAGTTACCTTCGATGTCTCATTCAGATTTTCGAGGTTAGAACTACTCTAAATACATTTATATAATTAGGATATATTATGATTGAATTGGATACCGTCCTTTCTGAATGGAAAGAAGATAGTGAAATACCGTACAACAAGTACGAAGAAGTGAGTATGGCAACCCCCACACTCCACGCAAAATACCTAGAGTATTTGTCCCTTACCAAACTACGACTCCGTAAAGCAGAGTTCTCGCAGAAACATCTTCTCAAAGAGAAGTGGTTATACTATGCGGGTAAGATGCCTGAAGAGGATATGAATTCACGTGGTTGGAAGTATGACCCGTTCGATGGTCTCAATCCTGATAGTTTTACTAAGGCACAGAAAGACCATTTCTATGATACCGATATGGACATACAGCAAAGCGAAGAAAAAATCGTGTACCTTAATACATTGATAGATACACTAAAAGAGATTGTTGATAGTCTTAAGTGGAGACATCAAACAGTCGGCAACATCATTCGTTGGAGAGCGTTCTCAGCAGGACAGTAATGAGTATACCTAATCAAATCACAGTTCGTATGCGTGACCATGCATTCATGTACATACAATGCGAACCCCATCAAAATGCGGAACTCCGAGATTACTTCTCGTTCTTTGTGCCTGGCCATAAGTTTATGCCTGCATTTAAGAAACGTGTATGGGATGGTAAGATTAGGTTATTTAATGCGGTCACCCGTGAACTCAATGTGGGACTATACACACATCTAAAAAAGTTCTGTGCTGATAGAATGTATCCTCTACAACTTGAGGACAATGAAGAGTATGGACATCCCGAAAAGAAGAATAAGGTATCACATCCCAATCTTGTAAAGTTTCTAAAGGATGTAGAATCCCCCTTTGATGTACGAGACTATCAGTACGATGCAATCGCACATGGTATTGAGAACAAACGTGCAATTCTACTGTCACCCACAGGTAGTGGTAAATCCTTTATCATCTATAATCTGATGCGATGGTATATGGATAACTTCGATGATAATGTCCTTATCCTTGTTCCTACTACAAGTCTAGTCGAACAGTTATACAAAGACTTCTATGAGTATGGATTTGATGTAGAGAATAATGTACATCGTATATACAGTGGTAAAGATAAGACTACCAATAAACGTGTGGTTATTTCTACATGGCAGTCCGTATACAAATTCCCACCCGAATGGTACGACAACTTTAAGTGTATCTTCGGTGATGAGGTTCATCTATTTAAAGCAAAGTCTTTGAGTGGTATCATGAACAAAGCAAAGAATGCTGAATATAGATTTGGTACTACGGGTACTCTTGATGGTACAGAGACCAATAAACTCGTACTTGAAGGACTCTTCGGCCCTACCAAAAGAGTAACCGCAACACGTGACTTACAGGAAAAGGGGACACTCGCAAAGATTGATATTAGTGTATTGTGTTTGAGATATCATAATGATGTATGTCATATGGTCAAGGACTACACATATCAAGAAGAGATTGACTATATCGTAAGTCATGAGAAACGAAACAAATTTATCACAAACCTTGCACTAGACCAAAAGGGGAACACCCTTGTCTTGTTCCAGTACGTA